TTTGCTATGACACGTACAATGGAACAGAACCTTCCAAAAGAAATAAAACCACAACTTAAATATAGCGGTAGAAGAGACTTACATTGGGGTAGTGAGGATGGGGGTCTTAATTCCTCCTACTCTCTTTCAACTGTAGGGGGGCGTGAGGTACGTGGTAGTAAGATAGACTATTTACATTGTAGTGAGGTAGCATCTTGGTCAGGAGGCGGTGAGGACTATTTACTTGGGTTGCTTAATTGTGTGGTACAAAGTTTTGAGACAGAAGCGGTAATAGAATCTACCGCACAAGGTGTGGGTGGTGTATTCCATGACATGTACTGGGATGCAGCAGAAGGCAATTCTGGGTGGGAAAGTGTCTTTTTTCCGTGGTATATATATAGTTACTATAGTAGCCCATTTAAGTCAGAGGAAGAGAAGTCAATATTTAAGGATGAGTTAGGGCAGGATAAGCGGTACGGTGGTGAAGAGGAAACCGCCCTACTGGATATGTCCTGTCAGTATGATGTAGGGGATAAGGTTAAAGAGTTTAAGGTAACACTAGAGAATCTTAACTGGAGAAGACAATGTATAAAGACTCAATGTCAGAACGATCTCAGAAAATTTCATCAAGAGTTTCCTACAACAGCTAGGGAGTCTTTTGTTACCACAGGAAGAAGTGTCTTTAATACAGACATCCTCAGTAACCTTGTTTTAACATCAGAAAAACTACAAAGGGAGAGACCTTCAGAAGGATTCCATATACCAGTGCAAGCATGGAAAGAACGTGGTGGGGATGAAAAATATATAATAGAGGCTATGGATGATGGAGAATTACAGGTATGGCAGAGACCACAGCCCGGTAAGGAATATAGGATAGGTGGAGATATATCAGAGGGTATAGATGTAGGCAGAGACACAGACTGGAGTGTAGGTGTAGTTTTAGATGCATCTAATATGGATGAGGTAGCCACTATAAGGGTAAAGATTGATCCAGATTTATTTGCATGGCAGCTTGCAAGTTTAGGCAAATGGTATAATAATGCTAAATTGATTGTAGAAAGAAACAACCACGGGCTAGTAACATTAAAGTTTCTTTCAGATGTGCACCTATACCCAGATATATATTCGGAGAAAATACTAGACGAAAGGTCAAGTCGATCTGCTCGCAAATTAGGATTCCATACCACAGTAAAATCTAAACCCCTGATAATTGATTATTTAAAGGAATTAATCAGGGAAGATGAAATAAAAATCAGGAGTCCCAAAGTTCTAGATGAATTACAGACCTTTGTAAATTATCCAAACGGACGAATGGCAGCACAATCTGGTTCGCACGATGACTGTGTAATGGCCTTGGCTATTGCATGTTTTGGGTGTAAGATGTTTCCAGCAAGACCAGAATGGGAAAAGCATATAAATAGAAGACATTGGAAGCCTGAGTTAAAGTTTTACCAGCCGTCTCAATTATGAGCAATGTAATACAAGTTGATTTTAGAGAAAATGCTTTATCCGATGAGCAAAGGTTTATAGATGAGGTGCAGCCAGTACTACAAGATTTAGTGGATTGTGCACGTAATAACTTTGGGAATGTGATTGCGGTAGAAATACTTAGCGATGTAATGGGAGTCCTATATAAGTATACAAAAGAAGAAAACTATATACTTACTATGGAGAATGGTGATATTATAGACTTTACTTTAGAAAATGAGTAGTATGAAGGCACTATTGATATTAACAATATTTATATCATCTTGTGCCAGTATTTATAGATTAGGTTATTGGGTTGATGACAAACCGCTTAAAGGAACAAGAGAAGCAACAAAATTTAACACGCATCCTTATTGGCAATGCGTAGAAACATTTCCACCACACACCAGCAAGGAGTGTTGAATGGCTGAATACGAAATGGAGGAGCCGGAAGCCCTTGAAGAGGCTGAGGTTGAGGTTAAGGTTGTACAAGCAGATGTAGATGATTTTGCTAAGGTAGTACAGGAAAAATTTGAAGAGGCAAAAGATTACCGCAGGGATCATGAACAACATTGGATAGAGGCTTACGATGCTTACAGAGGGAAGTATCCTTCAAAAATATCGAAGGCGCATGAGTTGGCAAGTGAAAGGGGTATCTTTGTCAATCAGACTCGGCGTAAAATTAATTCAGCGAAGATTAAGATTAACACACTATTATTTGAGGACGGGAAAGTACCATTCAGTATTACCCCCTCACGTAAACCGAGGTTCTACCCCCCAGATATACAAACACCACCGGACAGACCTGACATGCTTGAGGATGCGATTCTTGAACGGTCTAAACAGATGGAGTTTAAGATTCGTGACATACTGGAGAGAACAAACTATAACGAGGAAGTTCAACATACTATACACGAAATGTGTCTGTATGGGACGGGATGTACGAAGGGTGTTACCCTTGAGTATAAAAACTTCCCTGTCTATACTACGGTTACGACTCCAGACGACATGCTCGCAGTTGAATCATTCCTTGAACAAGAATTAATGCCCACGTGTAAATTTGTTAGTATATGGAATATATTTCCATCACCAGAGGCTATTAATGCAGAGGATGCAGACTATGTTATTCAAAGATCATTCCTTAGTAAGATACAACTCCGAAAACTCGCAAAGACAGCAGAAGGCTTTCTACCGGGTACACTTGAGAAAGTTATTGAAGAAGATATTGGTCTTGCCCACGGGTGGGACGACAGTGAACACCCTAAGAAGTATAACGAGACTTCATCCACAAGACTAAAGAAGTTTGAGGTTCTAGAGTTTTGGGGCCGTTTAGATGGTGAAGACTTGGAACCTCATCTACCAATTGAAGCAGAAGATATTCCAGATGTTCTACCTGTTATAATTACTGTTATAGGTGATAAGGTTGTTAAGATTGCAGAAAATCCTTTTGATGACACCTTACCATTCCATTTTTGTAACTGGCAGAAGAATCCAGAATCAATATGGGGAGACGGTATATACTATGCAATACGAGATGCACAGGCAATATTAAACTTTTCATATGCAATGATGATAGAGGGCAAGTCTTTATCAGCGGCCCCATTAACAGTTATTGACCCCAACGCATTTGAACCGGGTACAGACACAGAACAGATATATCCGGGTAAACAGTTCCGTGTAAAACCGGGAGCGTCTGTGCGAGATTCCTTTGCCTCAGTACAAATCCCAGATGTAACAAGTGGACTTCTTCAATTAATTCAACAACTTGAACGTGAAGCAGACCTAGATTCCGGTCAGACCAGCATAGGCTACGGCGACCAGTCACCAGCACAGACCAAAACTGCCACAGGGATGTCCATCCTTAACTCCAACGCAAATAGACAGACAGCAGATGTAGTACGGTCAGTATCTTCAATGATCACGAAGAACATAACTGCCGTATACAGGTGGTTGATGGTGGACTCTACAGATATGTCTATCAAGGGAGATTACGAAGCAGTATCAACAGGATACGAACAGTACGTTGCCAAGGAGGTACACAATACTCAGCTAATAAATTTCCTACAGGTAGTCGGTCAGATGCCAGAAATAAAGCAATACCTCAAGCAGGAAGCATTTACAAGACCATTACTACGTGCATTTAATATGGAACCAGATAAGGTTGTAAAGACAGAGGAAGAAGTAACACAGGAAATGCAAGCTCAACAGGATGCACAAAAGCAGCAAATGGAACAACAGGCTCAAGCAGCACAACAAGCTGCACAACAAGCTGCACAGCAACAGATGCAACAGATGCAACAACAAATTCAGCAACAAGCACAGGCTTCTATAGCAGTAGAAAAAAATAAGTCAGTATTAGAAGAGAAGCAGAATGTATCAGAAGATCAGCGTAAGTTAGAAATGCAGGAAAGATTGGAGTTAATTAAGCAAGGGAATGTTGTAGAAAAACCTCCTAACTTAGCTGAGGATAGTGTAATTTTACGTGAAGAAGAAATGATGCAGGAATCACGAAGAGCAAGGATGAGGTCTGAAGAAGCAAACCAACAACAACAAGAGGTACTTCAGGAACAAGTTCAACAAGCTCAAGAGCGAGAGGCACCAGCACAACAAGGTGGTCAGCCACAAGGTGGTCAGCCGCAAGGACGTATGCCGGAAGACCCAACACAAGCAGGGCCAGCACAAGAGAGACTACAGGGAGGCCCATCTGCACAACAGATTCAACAAAGGGAGTTTGCAGAAAATGCCCCGCAATGATATGTTAGGCATGTTATCCCAATCACCGGGATGGCAAATTTACAAAGAAATGATTGAAAAAAAGATACAAGATGCTTATGATATAATTAAATTGAAACAATTAGTTGACCAAGAGGCAGTTTCAAGGCATAATGTATCTATCGGTAGAATTCAGGCATGGACAGAAATGCTTGATATTGCTGAACCAAAATAAAAACAGCCTTTACACCGTAAGGAAAGGGCCAATATTTAACCAATCCGTTTAATCGGGACATTGGAAGGAGCTATATGTCAGAAGAAGAGGTACTTGCAGAGGAAGAAGAATCTGAAGAAATTGAAGATTCTGAAGCCTTAGACGAAGAACTTTGGAGTCAGGACGAAGAATCCGAAGGAGAATCTAAATCAGAAGGTACACCTAAAGAAGAGTCTGAAGAAGACACAGAGGAGCCTAAAGAAGAAGATGAAGATGAGACCAAGGAAGAGCCTGAAGAACCACAGCATGATTATGAATCTCGTTACAAAGAATTAGAGAAGGAGTTTCATAAAAGGAATGAAGAATCTGCTAGGATACGTGAAGATGTTAAAGAGTTACGACTCAGAGATGTTGAGCGTGAGCAAGCATTAGAGAGGATAAAACGAGGACTTCCAGAAACAGAAGCACCCCAAGTTGATCCTACTGATGCGGAAGCGTTTTTTGATAAAGACGACAAGCAGACAATGGAGGAGTTCTCTGAACTGTCTTCTACATTCCGCAAAATGATTCAGCATGAGATGGCCAAGCAGGGTACAACCTTACACGAAGCCACCATACAGGCTCAAGAGCGGTTAAGTAATTTAGAAGATAAAAGCAAAGAACAGAACTATCAGAACTTTCTGCATTATCATGAAGATTATATGAATGAGAATGTAGGAGATGACTACAGAGATATAGATAAGGATGCTAATTTTCAGGCATTTGTATTAGGTAGTCCAGCCATGACAAAGATGATGACTGAGTCAACAGACCCAATCGATCATGCCTCCGTTATGCAATTATTCCTATCAACCCAAGCGGGCGAAGATGCGTGGAGACCTCCTGAAGAACCAGAAGTCAAAAAAGAAGCCAAAGCGAGTACTAAGCGACAGGCTAAGAGAGCAGCAGCGACTGGTCTTTTAGGTAATTCCGCACCCGTGAAAACTAAGAATTTGGACAATTTGTCCGATGATGAATTATGGGAAGCTATTCCCGAATAACAATTATATAGGAGTTA